CTAGAATCAGCAGCGCGGCGGACATCGACCAGGACTTGATCCCATCGCGGCCGCCATACAGCACCTTCGCGCGATGCGGCTCGAATAGGAAGCGAACCTTCTCGGGAAGTTCGATGTCGATCTCGGGCAAATCAAATCCTCCAGTGCATCGCCCAGAGGGCCAGCGAGATGATTAACAGGCTAACTGCTAACGTGGTCCAGGCGTTGTGCCGCTCGCCGTTGATTTCCCCATGTCGAACCGCATCGCCGCCGACCGCGATCGCCAGCGCCAGGCAGAGTACTAAGAATCCCCAGTTCATTTACCAGTCCTCCATCTCGAAATTATCAACTTCTACATCCTAGAGTTGCACCGACCCATAATTCCCGTTACACTCACGTGTGCGCACGGCAACCACAGAGCTTTAATACTATTTAGTCTTTCTCCGCTCCAACTTCGGGATCGACGCTACCAGCGAGCTGTGCTTCGTCCGCGCCCGTCGTGACGAAATGCACACGAATGGCGGTAGGGGTTCCGTCGGCCGTCGGCACGCCGCCATGCTCAACTCGCTGCGGCGGGCGATACTTCTCTGGCTTCACAGCCCGTAGTCTCTCGATGAGTAGCTGGTCACTGAATTCAGTTTCATACCCCACGATTTTCCCTTTGTACCGAACGGCCTTGCGAATTCCTTCATGCGCGCGCCGGGTCGCCTCGTCTTCGAGCGATTGCGCGGCGCGGTCGGTGGCCTGGCGGAAGCGCTCGGCGTAGGTGGGGTCCTCCTTCAACCAGTTGTAGTGGCACTGGCGATTGATCTTGGCCCAGCGAGCAGCCTGCAAAACAGAGGCGCATGCCCCAAACGCAGCCAGGAATCGTGATTGGTGTCTACTACTGTCGATAATCGTTGGCGGCATTCTATCGGGCCTCTGTTTTCATAATACGATTATTCGCCTTTGGACTCATACAAATACCGGATTCGGTAGGTCAATTCCAGGTGGATCGGCGCGCCTGTTGTGTTGAGGAATTCGGCCAATCGCGCGTGCAGGGTGTTGTCCGCGTCGAGCAGGAGATTCACGTCCTGATAGTCGAAAGACAAGCGAGTCTTTGGAGCCATTGGTGTAATGGAATCTTGCACATACAGCCCACACCCGGAAGAGCAGTTATCGCAATTAGGATCTGTCCCGGATGAGCTCGTGAGGAAACCGCCGAGGACGCCGGCTGCTGAGTTCGGGGCTGGGCCGCGGCCGTCGATGGTCTTGATCCACGCGATCAGATCGCCGCTGAGTCCGAGGATCCGGACGCGGGAGCCGGCCGGCGGGTGGAACACGATTGGATTGTCGGCGCTGTCGGCTCGGCCCCAAATGCAGGGGCCTGAATTGCAGGAGATGCCGGCCATGCGGGAGTCCATGGGGCCGGCGAGATCTTGCGGGAAGTTGCCCCAGGTGGTGAGGATCTGGGGATTTAAGAGACTGAGGAAAATCAGGATTTTCATTTTTTACCGTCCGTTCCGCTCGAGTACCCGCGAGCCTTCCTCCCAACAGAAATCTTGCGGACCTGCCCAGGGCCTCCATAGTCCACGCCGCTGGTATGGTACGAGGCTCCCTGTTGCAGGTGGAAGTGGCCTCCCCACCTTCCTGCCACGTCTACCACGCCAGGACCCCAGTAGCCCTCGTCGTGAGGTTCGCGGCCGTTTTTGGCCACATATTCCGCATGGTTCATGCGCCACCACCGAAGCGCATTTGGTCCGGCACCGCGCATCCGTTCGGGCAGCGGCGCACCGCCGAGTACTGGCCTCTCGTGAGCGGCTCCCAGCCGGTGCTGTCGCAAACCTCGCAGGATGGCAATCGCATCCACGGCGGCGGCCCGGGCTTGCGCTCGCTCTCCCGATTCCGCTCGCGGTAAATCTCCTCCGCGACGTGCCATAGATCGGCGTCTGTTGGGCACCAGGCGCTCGTCTCACGGCATTTCGCTACGATTTGGTCCTGCGGTACCCCGAAACGCGCAGAAGCCGTAGCAAGCCCCTGATAGAGCCCTTGCTGTTCAAGCCTTCCAACTGGCCAGTTTCCACAACGGCAGAATGCCTGCCGACATAGGTCCTCGGGCGATAGGGTGCCCTCGGATTTCTCTCCGAAGAGGTCAGACATAGTTCAATTTCCCTCCGATTACGATTCTAGGTACAGTTTTCAGGAGCAGGCCAGCACCGGGCGGATTCTTGCGCGGAGTCGCGTACAGTTCAGCGCATGCCCGGGCCAAGACCGCATCACTCACCGCCTTGCGCTGCTTTTCCATCGTCCAGGTCGCGGCCACCGGATGACTGATGATTTCTCGAGCGGTCGTGTCGGCCAAGTTTTGGACGAACAGAACATCCACGGATCGGTCATGCTCTTGGATCACCCGCAACGTCTCGGGGTATTCGCTTTGCGGGCGAAGATCCGCAGGCAGCGAAACTGCCTCTGCTGCTGGTGAGGTAATTCCCTTCCCTGTAATTCCCTGTAATTCCCTTCCCTGTGCTGCCACTATCCCGGCAGATTCCGCCACTATCCCGGCAGATTCCGCCAGCATGTCGGCAGATTCCGCCAAGGAAATTACAACTTGCTTGTTTTCATCGAGACATTCTAGCCACCCGATGTTGATCAATCGTGGGATGACTTCGTGGAAGACTGATGCCGGCAATCGGGACATTCTGCCGAGTGATCGGCAGATTCCGCCGATGTCTTGGGGGATTCCGCCGGGGAGCATACCGCGGGGGGTCTGTTTGCTCGCCGCTTCCACGATCGCGTACCAGGCACCGAGGTGTGCGGCGGCGTTCTCATGTTCCACCAGGGCAGTGTACCCTTCGCCATCGGTCTTGTTCGGAATGGCGACCCATTCCAGCCGCTTCAGTTTTCGGCTGGATGAATTTTCAAAGTGGGTGTCCCAGTTCGTTATGCGATATATTGGCATCGATCTTCACCTCTCCCAAGGTGAGCCAGGGCCGGGCCGTGGGAGCGACCCGGCGGGACTGGCTTTCCGTTGAGGCCGTGCTGAACGCCGTACCTCAACGAACATTCTACGCTTTTGCGTATTTCGTTTCAACCGATTTCTTTCCCATATTTTCGGAAATAATACCGCGCTAAGTTCGCCGAATTTCTGGACTCGGAATGTTTTCGGTCCCAAGAGCGACGAAGTTCCGCTGCGCGTTCTTTTGCCGCGGCGGCCTGCTCGGGAGTGTGCCGCGGAGGACCTGGTTTCTTGCGTGGCTCCGCAGTCTGTTCCGTTGGTTCCGATCCTACGGGAGCGAGGTGCGCCGGCCATTCTCTTTCGATGTCTGGAATCATTCGGACTGGCATATCAAAACCTCCTGAACTGGAATTTCCTGCAAAATGGTGATGAAGATTTCAACGCGGGGGTTATTGGCATCTTTCAGTCGGCGGCTGCCGTCCCAGTCCTCGATTTGCTTGTCATCCTGGATGATCCCGGCCGCCTGCAGCATGTCTCCGACCGCCTCCAGGTAGTTCGACAAGTCACCGACAGCGCGATCACGGTAGACCAGCGCTTCGATTCCAATCGGGGCCACGATGGGAAGTTCCACTCCGGCCGCGCGGAGTTTCGGTTTGATCGCCATGCACTCGCGAAGTGCCGCAGATTCCCACTCCTCGTAAGCGAGCGACGGAAGAACCTTCGGGAAGCCGCCGCGCTTGCCGCATGCCCGGCACATGGGGCCGATGTTGACAATCCGCGGCGAGTTCTTTTTAGTGCGCGGTGCGCCGTGAATGGCGAACCCCGGCACCTCGCGAGAGGGCATTAGTTCACCGTTCCTTTGGACTCGCGCGGCTTGCGCTTCTGGTGAGTGCCACCCATTACGGCGGCCTGGGCGAGCGGCGCACCGTCGGTGGCCTCGCTGGTATCATGCGCCTGCTCTTCGCTGATGACGCGCTCGCCGGGCGCTACATCGACCCGCGTGCCGCCCTCGAAGAGTTTCCCCTGTCGCGGTCGCATGCTCAACGTGATGACTTCCGGAAGCCCCTTGAGAATCTCGTGAAGCTCTTCGGCCCGCACTGTAACATGTGCCGAGAATTCGAGAGTGAAAGCCTGCTCGTCGCGCTTCGCTTTGAAGGAGTACAGAACGTCCGGGTAGAAGGAGGCGAGCTCGCTTTTAGCGCCGGGAATCGGCATGAAGAGCTCGATGCCTTTGAGTTTGTGCGATAAGTCGATTCGCGTTGTGTCGTTCTCGTAAATCCCAGCACATTTCAACTGCTCCGCGAGTGACTTCGGGAGTAGTGCCGTGACGGAGAAATTTACTTTCAATCCGTCTTTTTTTGTCTTGCGGTGAGTCCATTCTTCAATGGAGGCGTTCTCGATTGTAATCTCTTCTGTAAGTTGTTCCAATTGTCCCTCTTTTAGTTAGTAATTCGTTGGAAACTTGTGGCCGCATCGACGGCATTCATACATGCCTCTAATCGGCCACATGGGCGAACGGTGAAACACGCGGCACCAAATACGCCGCATCATCTGGCGAAGGCCACCACTAATGCGCAGACCACCGCCGCACCGGCCACCACGCAGGCCCAATAAGTCCGGCACTGCCACATATTCACGTCGAGCTCCAAGCGCTCACGAATGACCTCGTAAGCCTGTGCGTTCTGCGCAGTCGCCGCCTCGGCGCGTTCCCTGGCCCCGCGCTCTTCAATCCAGCGGATTAAGCAACCATGATGGGGATCCTCCGATTTCGCGGTGATTCCCATCTGGTGTAGCATCTTCTCGTCAGCCATTGTCAACGTCACCTTTCGGTTCCTCCTCTGCCGCGGAGACTGCAAATCCGAGGCGTTGTATTTGGCGCAGGACTTCGAGCGCCGTTTGCTGCTGGCTTTCCGACATCCGGCGGAATGTATCGCAAAAGCTGTCCATGCTGGATTTGCGCGGGATGCCGATGTCGGAGCGTTTCTTGCGTGCGATTCCCGTTACCGGGCCTTCCGTTTGTGTCATTAGTTCACTTCCTTGTGGATCGCGCCGAGTAGCCAAAGCGCCTCCTGTTCAGTTAGCCCACATTCTTCTATCAGTGCTTGTTCCGCCATGTCTTCCGCTAGACGCGCCAGTATTCGCCGTTCAGCAGCTTCGACGAGCGTCTCGGCAAGTTCATGGCTGGCGATGAGCGGCAATTCGATTATCGACACGGAGAATCCTGATTGATCCCCACGGCCGCCAGAAGCGCAGGGAACTCTCCAGACTTTCCGCGCAGGGTTTCCACGCCGGCTACTTCCAGAGTGAATTCGTACCAGAAATCATGGCTGATCTTTGCGTGCTTAATCTCGATATGCACCCGCTCGGAGCCACGTACCAAAAAATCTTCGTCTTCGAGATCGAGCAAAAACCCGGCGTCTGCCAACTTATCGTGCGCGTCCTCGTACTCAAACTCGCGGGAGTCATCCTGAACTTCGCCGGCCTGATCGCGGATTTTCTCGGTCAAATTTCCGGCATCGCTGCGGTAACGTTTCTCGTTCATCAGGGTTTCCAAGTGCGCTATGTTGTCTTCGTCGATTCCCAGGGATTCACAGATGGCGGCGCAACGCTCGGCCCAAGCGATCTCGGGAAGTGCCTGCTCTGCGTCCCATGCGGCATGCTGCAATTTGCTGGTTCCCATGATTTTGATGACGCCGATGAGGTGCCCCAATTGGGTCGGCATAATACTCATACCGGGGTATTTCCGTTTGGATTCCTCAGCGAATTCAGGGGATTCGATGAGCGCAAACGCCGCTTCGATTTCCGCGATTCCGGCCAGCAAATTCTCTTTCAATTTATCGATGTAAAACACGTTATTCCTCCCCACGCACAAAACAAGTCGGGCAAAGCCGCATCGACACATCGCCATCAGTCCAGATCTTCATGTGAGATTTGCAGTGATCCGCACCGCATTCGTCGCAGGAAAACTGGTCACAGTTGGGGCAGAGGATGACTTCACAGCCATTTGCCCCACAAGCCTTCATGTCGGAGTAGAACGGCCCGTCGTCGTCTCCACGGTGGAGCTGCGGGTGTGTATAGGTGTTACCTTGAGCCCCGCAGTTCAAACACTCAGCCGTATAGCGGCGTCCGTTTGCGATCCACTTCGTTCCTCTCGATTCGCGTTCTGTTTGGGTTTCCATGTATCTATCCTGCGCTTTCGCAAGTGCGGAGTAAATCGGGAATTCCCTTGATTTTACTCTGGCGGCGCGTCCTCGTCGCGTGGCTCTCCTGCGTCGATCCACGGCGGCTCCGGCCTGGATAGGTAGTCGATAACGAGAGCCCGTGTAACATCTGATGGCGCTTTCGCAACCGGGACCGCGATCTTCTTATTCCCGCCGCAGTGGGGGCAGGGAACCGCCGAGACGGCCGGCAGTTTCCCATCGCCCTTGCATGTGCCGCAGTCCTTCGCGCGTGAGAGCGAGTCTGCCAGGCACCATTCCGCGTCAGTCAGCCGGCGGGCATCGGTAGCTGTGCCGCCAAGACTACGGATAGCCTCCGCGATACGCCGTGCCTTCACCCGGCGGCCGATATTGAGCCCGGTGTCGCTCATGCGTTCCCGCCGATCGGTGAAGCCATGAAGGCGTCGAACGCCGCGCGCGATGCCTCCAGCCTTTCGGCGGAAGAGACGCGCTCGCGGCGCAGCTCGCCATACTGGTAGGTGAGCAACTCGCGGCACTTCAGCATGCCATGGACGAATGCCGGGATGTGGGTATCGAATGCAGCGAAAACCCTCTCTTCCGGCTGAACTCGGAATATCACTGCCGGGAACCCCGGATAGTAGCTCATGATGTCGGCCCATTCGCGCTGGCAGACCCACAGTTGCCCCTGAACCTGCAGTCGGTACTCTCCAGCCAGTGAGGCCGGATCAAGCATGTAGCCGACGTGCGTTTCAAGCGAGGGGCACTTCATTTCCAGGAGCCCATCGTCGCCCACCAGTCGATCAGGGGACGCGCCGACCAGGCCATCGTCGCTAATGATGATTCCGACCGTTTGCGTATCCACGCCGCGGTCCATCTCGTAATATCGGACGGCCTCCACTTCCAGCGCCGCGCCGCGTTCCATCCATGGAGAGACGAAAGCCTCCAGCGGAGCACCGTACATCCATTCAGCCAGCTTCAGATTCATGTACTTAACGGCGGCGCTGGCGAGTTGCAGTTTAGCCGGAGTGATGATGCGGTCGAATTCAGACGCCGTGGGGATGCCGAGACGCAGAGAAAGCCACTCGTCGGAGCCCTGGGGACAGTTGTGGATTTTCATTTCGATCCTTCTTTCTCGCCATCGCATCCATGTAGGCGCATCCAGTATCTGGCGAGGGCAATGAATTTACAGTACTCGCTGAGTTGATCCTTAGAGTAATTCTCCCGTCGCCCGACTGCCCGATAATGTTCTTCCCACCACTCCACTGAATGATGTTCGCAGCCGATCGTTATGTGGCCAGCCTCGCGGACGATCAGGTGGTGAAATGTCCCTGATATTTGGAGTGGACGGACTCCACCCGGCAGTAGTCCTTTCGCGTCGCTCAGGTCCGCGCC